TATCTTCAGCAGAGGCTCTTTGCCACTCATCTTCATATACTTGTTTTAAAAGTTGTATTCTGTCAGGTGCTTTTTTCATGGCTATGTAATATGAAAGTCCTGATACTAAACAAGGAAAAAATCTAAAAGGCACTTCTGGGTTTTGTGTATAAGTTCCAGCATCTGCAATTCTAGTCATTGCATAATATTTAAAAGTATCTGCTGAATCTGGAGTTGCATAGACATATAATTTAGGAGTTATTGTTCTTTCTACATAATACTGTGTAGGTGAAGCAGAAGTAGATTTTTTTGATATGTTTAAATACTCAGCTCTACTTATTCTTTCTATTTGTCTATCAACCGTAGAATCACTGGCTTCTGTTATGACAGCAGATAATACATCTACTACATCATCATCTAAATCATAAGACGATGTTCCTGCAACGAGAGTTTTAGTTCTCTGTTCAATGGTCCAAAGATTTAATCCTCTATTAGCCCATTCAGCAAACAATAAATTTAAAGATCTTCTAGCAGTTTTGAGATCATACCCAGACCTTACGTAAAGGCCACATCTTTCATATGACTCTGCTATAACCTCTTCTATTGTGAGAGTAAATGCGTTAGTACCTGAGTATGTAGGCATGTTTTACTCCTAATAATTCTTTAGAAATTCTGCTATACAGGTATATGTGTTACCAGAGTCAGCTGCACTAGCTACAACAAAATTAATATCGTTTTGATTACTATTGCTACTTGTGTTAGCTGGTATTCCACCAAACTCTCTAAAATCCCAATAACCAGAATCTATTAATGTTACGATAGGAATATCTCCATCTGAATCTTCATAATCCAATCTAGCAAAAGAGTTTCCTCCATCACCATTAGAGCATGTCCACCATAGTCTTTGTAGTGAAAGTGTTGATACTGATTGACCTTCTTTGTTATCTGCTAAAGCAGAAACGTCACCAAATACTGTGGTTCCACCTGATCCATCAGATTGAACTACAATTTTAATGGTAACTCTTTTATCGTTTTGTTGTAGTATTGTTGGTCCTGTTACTGTATCTGCCATTGTTTCCCTCCTTAATTAAGAAACTGTGGGGGATAAACCCCCACTAATTATTAAAATACTGAGTATTCTAACTCCACTGTAAATCTTCCAGCAGTAATATCAGCATTAACTGTAGTTGTGGCAAAAGCATATAAGTTTTTGCTAGCGATCGCAGCTGTGATATTTGGAACAAATATGTGATAGTTACCAGCAGTATTATTGAAGTTCACATCAACCTCTGTAATTGATTGTGTAGCACTTAACTGTTCGTTAAAAGAT